TTAACAACAAAATTGGGGCGTGTCGTGCCGATTGTTTCTATCCCCATACCTGCCGCTTTGAGCGCAGCAATAAACGGCGGACTCTTGAGCAGCATCAACGCCAGCTTTACAACGTCACCCGCACGCAGCGTGGCCAGGTCGTTGATGTCTGCCGGTGCGAACCCCTGCACCTGATAGGTGATGCGCATGCGCTGCATTGACGTATCAATGGTTTGCCCGGTGCCGATGTCGTGGCTTGTGCTGGATTTCTGACCGCCGTACGGAACGTCACCAGTCTCAACGAAATACAACACAGGCCCATCCAGGCGCCCTTGGTTGTTCGGCTGAAAGCTTGAGGTCACGCGCACTTCCGGGTGGCCCTGCTCGGTCAGCATGTCCAGCATCAGCGAGCGAAAGAATGCTGAGATTTCATTGTTCGTCATTCGAACACCCCGATGTCAACGAACATTGTACCCTGCCAGCCGTCAACGTCGTTCCACGGGGTGTCCGACACAGTGCTGTACTTGCGCCCGTTGCGCTCGCACAGGTCAGGGGCCACACCGCGCTCAATGGCGGTTATCTGCTCGCTCGCGTAGAAATTGAAATATTGCTTACTCAGGTCCAGGCCCAAGGCTTCGTATTTGGTCTGGTCGACTGGTTGCCACGACCCGGCTACAGGGAACGCAGGCGCATACGTGGTCACCCACTCACCAATCGCGTTCTCAGTGCGGCCGGTCGCTTGATACAAAATGATTTGGTCAGCGGCAATAACCGTGAGTGCAATGTTTAGCAGGTTGTCGCCTGGCACTATCATAGCGCGGCATCCTTCTCGGTTGTCTGGTTGGTCAAGCTGGTTTGCATGTAGCCCGTGTCGTGCAGTGGGTCTTTGTTGACTTCCTCAATGCTCACACCGCGCTCACGAGCCCGAGCCGCAACGGTTGAGTCTGCCAGGTCTTGGAACTGCGCAGTTGCGAGTGTCTTGCGGATGTCGCCGGCCACCTGCAGGCCGAGAGCGTCATACATAAACTCGGCAGTCATTTTGCCTTCCATGACCCGCGATGAACCCTTGGCCAGCAGCACCGACCAACCCTTCTGCTTCTCGGCTTGCGTCGAACGCACAAAGGATCGCGCAGGAATGCCGCCCTCGGGGTAGCCGAACTCTTGAATGGTCGCAACGTACGCCACCGGCACAGCGTCCTTGCCGTCTGCAGCGGGGTACTTAGCGGTTGAGAACCAGCCAACAGCGGCTTGCTTGCTTTGAAGGTCGGCAAGCCGCTTGGCCAATACGTCACGCCCAACACCAGGGCCTTTGCTGACCTTCATACTACCTCCTAAAGCCTGCGCGCCCGCGTACGACACCGAAAGGTCCACGGAAAGCCAACCCCTCAGGGCTGCCACCAACGATGCCGCCACCGCGTGACAGGATGCGCAGCAGTGCCAACAGTTGCTTGCCGTACGGCGTGAGGTTGAGCCAGTCAGCCCAAGCATCCTTGTTCGCCGGTTGTTGCAGGCTCACGGTCACCTTGTCGATGGTTGCACCGGTCACCAGGCCACCCGCCGTGTTCCCGGCAAGGATGAGCTGATTGAGCATGGTCAGGTGAGCGGTCAGAAGGTTGAGCGCGAGTTGCAGTTGCGCACCGCAGATGCCGCCCCAATCCTTGGGATAAATGTACATGGTCGCCATAGTAAAATACCCCGATAATTGCTCATCGGGGTATTTCGTTGTGCTCGTGAAAGCCGGGAACTGAGCACGAAAGGCGACCGAATCAAAAGTATGTTCGGCCATTGTGAGTCACCTTATTTACGGCGGCGTGCAGGGGCTACCGGTGGCGGGGTGTCGATGACCACGGTGGTAGTGGTTGGTGGCTCAACGCCGTCAGCCAAGAAGTCGTTCGGGGTGTCAGGTGCTGAGTCGTCGCGGCCTTCCATATCCGAAGCAGCCAGGTCAGCGTCACGAATGTCACCAACGCTGTCGATGGTGATAAAACCGTTCTTCTTGTGCATCAAGAAGGTTACGTCGGTTTCAAGGAACGCAAGTTCCTCATCGGTGACTTTGGTGCCGATGCCACGCGGGGTGAGCAGGTGCTTGCTGGCAACGTTGGCGCCACCTTTGATGGTGACCTCACGGCCTGCGATGCTCAGACCACCTGCGGAAAGTTTCCAGTCGGTATAAGTCACCGAGCCGGTAAGTGTTGAGAAAATCAGCGGCATGTCAAAACCCTTGTTTGATGGTGTAGGGGCGCCAGCATAGCACGCCCCTGACGGTCAGTTAAACGCCAGTGTAGCGATACACTGCGAACGGGCGAGTAACCATCACACCGGCCAAGGCGTTGGTGTAGTCCTCGACGGTGGTTTTTACGCGCTTCTCGATGCCGAGCGGGTGCACCTTGGCTGCGATCAGTTGTTGGATTACCTGGCCGGCGTCATCACCGGTTGCCTCAACCTTCTCGACGTACAGGTACGCCACGTTTGCACCACCGTTTGCACCGTCGAATTCCGGGGCGTCTTCGGTGCGTACGTTCGGGTAGTTTTCCTTGAGCCACTCGCCAACGGTGGTAGTGCCCAGGTCGTTCGGGATGCTCAGGAACTCGATGACGCTGGTACCCGTGGCCAGGGTGATTTGCGCTTTCTTCGGGTCGACGTTGCCGCCCGAGCGGGTGCGCAGCGCAGCGAAACCGGTACGCAGGTCGCGGATGATTTCGAGGAAGGTTTTGTCCATCCACTTGGTGGAACCACCAGCGCCAGCCGGAACGGTAGCGTACGCCAACAGGCCAGGGTCGTTGAGCAGCCCATAGGTGCGGTTGCTACCGTTGTTGTACCCGAAGAACCCCAGGCGGTTGCGGGAGATTTCCAGCGCCATCATGGCAGCGTCACGCTTCTCAGCGGCAGCGTTGTCACGCATCAGCGCGGCGCGGGCGTCTTCCAGTGCACCGATTTGGAAACCCTGTTCAAAGCGCACAATGTCGCGTTCTTCAAACGCAGGGTTGTAGCTGGAAAACGGCACGTTGCCGTGGTCGCTGTACGGCTGAGCAGCGCCGACCGATTCCATGATTTTTTGAACCACGGAACCCATCTCCCACGAGCCGACAACGCGCTCACCCAACAGCTCATCGATTTTGCGAGCTGCGGTCAGGATGCGGATGGTGCCAGGCAACCAAGCCTGCGTGAACTGCAGCAGGGTGGCGCTGGTTGGCGTGGTGATCATGTTGGCGTCCATCGCCACGACCATACGGGTGATGTCTTGGGCGGTGATGCCCACGCCGATAGAATCCAAGCCCAGGCCTTGGATACCGTGAGCGCGGATTTCGTCCGCAGTGATGTTCACTGCACCAACGTTTCGGGCGTGGGTGGTCGAACGGATACGACTCGGTTGCAAGATTGGCATGTTTGCGGCGCCCTTAGTTGGTCAGTTTGATGCAGATGACGTCGCCGCCTGCAAGGTCAGTACCGATGCGATATACAACCGCGTTCGGAACGGCCAGGCTCAAGGCAGGCACTGCGGTTTCAGCAGGCACGGTGGCGATGACACCGGTTGCGATGGTGTAAATCACCTTGTCAGTGATTTGAGCCGGTGCGGCAACAGACACCCAAATCATACCCATTTCGAAGAACGTCGCCAGGCTGCCAGGCTTGACCAGCAGACTTGGGGCCAGTGGACCACCTGCGGCGGTGCCGTAGTTGATCAGCTCTTTTGGCGTGCCAGCGATACCACCAAAGTGCAGGTCGACGTTGCCAGCGGTGTCACCACCAGGGCCATACAGGCCGGTGTCACGGTTCTTGGTGAAGTAGCGGCCAAGCACGCAGTTTGCGGCAACGGCTGCAGGGTCGATGATGCCAGGGGTTGCGCGCAGCGGGCCATCGAATGCCAGCTCGCCGGGAATACCTGCACCAATGTCTTTGTTCACGGTTTGCTGAAACATTATGCTTTGCTCCGTTCGGCCAGTTTGGTAGCCATCAGCGACGGTTTGGCGTCGGCGGCGTCTAGTGCTGCAACCATGCCGTTACGCACGACAGGTTCTTTGCTCGGGTCACCCTTGGCTGCAAGGTAACCTTTCAGGGTTGGAACTTCGGAACCCTTGTCGACGGAAAGACCAAGCTTTTTGATGCCGTACGCAGCAACCTCAGCCTCGGTTTTGCCCGAGTGGTCGAACACGCCAACATGCGGCTTGAGTTTGGCTGCCAGGGCCTGGCCGCGCTGGATGGCTTGAAACTGTTTCATCACACGGGATTCAACAGCGGCGTCCATTGCTGCAACGTCGGCGGCTGCGTCAGTGGCAGGGGTGTCAGACTCGTCAGCGGCAGATGCAGCAACGGCGGTGTCAGCACTATCCTTGGCTGCGGTGTCGGCTTCCTCGTCTTCTGCTTTGACTTCCTCGTCTTCTGCTTTGACTTCTGCAGGTTCTTCCTCGTCCTCGACTACAACCTTTGCAGGGTCAGTCGGGCCGGCGTCTTTCATTTCTTGCAGCTTTGCCATGACCGCAGCCATGAGCTTGATAAGTTCGTCCATTGCGGATGCACCCTTAATGTCGTTGTGGTCGAGAACTGCAACACTTGGCCCCATCCGCCCGTCATCAACTGACGCCAGGTGATTGCCACGCAGATTCCGTTGTATTAAATCATACTTCTCGCCTTTGTACTCACCTGGCGCCCATTCGTATGCGCACAGATAACCCAAAGACAATGGGGTCTTGCCGTTTTCAACTTCATTGCGGTGCGCTTCGGAAAACAACTTGATGTTCGAATAAACGGTGTCGTCCGTTTCATCGTACACAACTTGCTCACCAGTGACGCCACCAATTCCTTTTTCCTCGGGGCGCATGTAGCCCGAGTCGTTATCGCCCAACATCGTGTGGTCGTTGATCCACGGTAGCAGCGAGCAGCTAAATAGAAACTCAGGCTTGGCCAGTTCCTCAGGCGAGCGAAACACCATGTAGACCTTTTCAGGGTCCAAGCTGTGCTGCTTGATCATGTCGGCGCCAAGACTCGACCCAAGGTACGGGAACACGCCGGCTTTACTGATCGGGTTGCGCGCAACTTCAAACCATCCGTTGAAGTCCTCAATGCGTTGCGTGCTTGGCATTATTCGTCGTCCTCATCTTCGAACGTAACTATTGGTCGCATTGTACAGCGGCAGTTGTAATCGTCGCCAGGTAATCCACGCTCACCGGTTTTCTGGTCAATGATAGGTGGGTCGTTGATGT